TACCCCGCTGATCTCACCATCGAGAACACCGGCACCATCGCTGACCTGCGACAGGCGATCCTCCCTGCGTAACCCTGACCCCCTGGCCTTCACGGGTCGGGGGGTTTTCTGCGTTCGGCACCTACGATTTTTCGCAAGTGGTTTGACACGCCATCAGCGATCGACATAGTGTGTCCCTCGTAAGGTCGAGACAGTGAAACTCCAGGGGAGAGCATCATGGCCGAGAACACCGAGAACGTCGAAACCGTCATCGAGCAGATCGGCGCGAACATCGAGCGGGCGGCATCCCTCGTTGAGGCCGAGAACGCCGAGGGTCTCGCGGAGCTGAGCAAGGAGACCGAGGCCCTGGTTTCCTCGCTGCCCTCCCGTGGCAAGGCGCCGCACGGCGAGACGTGGGCCAAGACCAAGCAGAACATGCGCAACGACTTCCGCGCCGCTGCTGAGGTACAGGCCAAGCCCGAGCCCAAGGGTAAGGCCGTGGCTAAGGCGGCGCCTGCCGAGCCTGCCATCGACCCCAAGGACTACAGCATCTACCAGGGCGTTACTGAGCTGATCGCCGACGGGGCCGAGCGCGTTGCCGAGGGTGTCAAGCTCCACCTGAAGACCAGCAACCTTGCCAAGGAAGCTGCCTCCATCATGCTGGACATGTGGCGGCGCATCCCCAACAAGGATGGCAACCCCGACATCATGGGTGACAGCCACGCAGCGAAGGAGGCGGCCCGTGCGCTGTACGCCAAGGCGGGGGAGGGCTTCCAGGATGACTACGACACTAAGGAGGCTCTCGACAAGCTTCAGCGCTCCGTGCAGTCTCAGCGCAGCGACGTCCGCGCCAAGTACCTGCGTGAGCTGGACGAGAACCCCGCCGAGCAGAAGCGCTACGCCAAGGCGCTGGAAGCCAAGCCCGAGGGTGTCACCGTGTCCGAGTTCATCGCTGACCTTTACGGTACGCAGTTGAAGGGCCACGGAGAGTTGGCGCGTGAGCGCTACCAGCTCAAGAAGGAACTTGGTGCTGATGCGCCCAAGGCGATCGAAGCTGACACCACGCCGGACGAGCGGGTGCAGTCGTTCGTCAAGCGCGTCCGGACCGACTTCGTCAAGGCCACGCCGGAAGACTTCGAAGCGGCGAGCGACGAGACCAAGCAGTCGGTACGGGATGATCTCATGGAACTGCGCGACGCGGTGAACGCCATGATTAAGGCCACCCTGTAGGCCGCCTGAGCCCCTCGTAGCCCCACCTGGCCCCAGTGGTCGGGTGGGGCTTTTTCATGCCCGCAGACGGCCGCTCAGCGCTTCTACACAGCGGAGTGGGCACGGCGCCTGAGCCCAACCCCCTGACCAGCCCTTATGTAGTTATGTAGTTTCAGACCTAATTTCAAGAATCACATAAGAGTCTCTAAGGGATTCCAGAAACACACTCCGTTTCTACACTCCTACACACTGCGTTCCACTGGACAGACCCTCTCTGTACCCACCTACGAGAGGGGCCCCAGTGGCTATCCGCACTATCCAGCGCAGCGGCTCGCGCTTCTACTTCAACGAGAACGCCCCGGATATCAAGTACCCCGGCGTGACGTCCGTTGTAGGCATGCTCCCCAAGCCTTTCCTTGCCTACTGGCAGGCGAAGATGGTTGCCGAACTCGCCGTTGACTCGCTGGACTTCATCGAGCAGATGGCACAGCGAGACCGTGACGGCGCAGTCCAGTACCTGAAGGGCGCAGCGACCCGCTACACCAAGACCCGCGCGAAGGTGGGCAGCGACGCTCACGATCTGTTTGAGCGCCTGATCCGGGGTCAGCGCGTCGGCCGTGTCCACCCGGACATGGAGCCGTATCGGCGTCACTTCGAGTCGTTCCTCGCTGATGTCCAGCCTGAGCTAGTCCGTGCTGAGGATGTGGCCTGGTCCGACACCCACGAGTACGCCGGTTCGTTCGACGGCATCCTCCGTCTGAAGCTCGACGAGAACGGCAAGCCCGATGCCTCCGGCGAGAGTGCACTCGTCATGGCCGACTGGAAGACGTCCAAGGCTACCTACCCGGACGTGGCGTTGCAGATGAGCGCCTACGCACACGCTGACTTCATCGTTGACACCTACGGCAACCGTGAGGCCATGCCGGAGTTTGACGGCGCGGTGGTCCTTCACATCACGCAGGATCAGGCAGCGTTCAAGCCTGTCCGGATCGATGAGGCCGATGTGTTCGCTCAGTTCCTTCACCTGCGCCAGACGTTCGAGTGGGACCGGCGCGTGAGCAAGACCGTGTTGGGGGATCCGATCTGGTCCACCGATGGTGCGCTGATCACCGGCACACAGCGGCGCGCGTAACTGCGTTCGACTCCACAGAGCATCAACGAAGGGGGAGCGGCGGTCGAGCCTGAGCGCTCCCGCCCCTCCCCGTTCCACCTTCACAGACTGCGCGCCTGCGCCTCACAGAATCGAGCCTTCCATGGCCCTTCGCATCTTTGACACCGACCCGGACGCCAAGCCCCGCAAGCGCGAGAACAAGTCGAACTACGAGCAGCCGGTGTTCCAGTTCCGATCCGGCATGCAGGTCTTCAACAAGCAGGCACGGCGCAACGACCCGGTCTCGCTTGCCAATTGGCGTGTCCTGACCGATGATCCGTCGGTGGCGCAGGGGATCGCAGAGCTGATGGGTGGCACTCCCGAGGAGCACAACCCGACCGCAAAGCTTCACCTCCACGTCCTCACGGACAGCCCCTCGGTTGAGATCGTCATCAACGGCAGCAAGGCCATTGAGGACAAGCTCATCCAGTGGGGTGCCGGTGGCCCGGTCCACGAGTGTGACGGCGAGTTCTCGCTACTGGAGGAGAACCGAGGCGAGCCGTGTGGTTGCCCGACGCTGATGTCTGAGCGTAAGGAGCTTGCCCGTCGTCGCCCGCCGCGTGGTCCGGCCCCGTCCATCAACGTCACGTTCCGCCTCGCTGGTGTCGGCTACGACTTGGGCCCCGGAAAGCTCATCGCAACGGCCTGGTCCCTCGCTGAGGTCATCCACGAGGTCAAGGACGCGCTTGACCAGGTCGACGGCGAGGCGCTTTGCCGACTGGAGATCGAGCACGTGGAGTACGAGACCAAGTCCGGCGAGCACCGCGAGTTCAAGAAGCCTGTCATCACCGTGCTGGGCAGCTACAACGACGCCATCGGCGAGGAGCGCTAAGCCATGGGTGCACTGGTCGACTGGGCGACGGTCCTGCGGGGTGAGTCTGACGAGACGATCAGGCGCCCTCTCTGGACATTCCCCGCTGAGCTACGTCCGTCTGTGCTACACGAACGCCGTAGGCGCTTCAAGATCGACGATGAACCTATAGGCGATCCCGAGTACTCTTAGCCACTTGCCCCGACCTGGTGCCCTGCGCATCGGGCCGGGGCCTTAGGTGGTAGGAGAGAGGGGCACCCAATGGCATTCATCTTCACCCCTGAACGCGACCCGAGGAGAGAGAACGTGACTGAGACCACCTACCGTGCTGGCAGCAAGGTGAAGTACCGAGGCATGACCATGCCCGCTGAGATCATCTCGGGTCCGCACAAGTCGCCCGGTGCCACCCGCTACCTCATCACCAAGGCTGATGGGAACGTGTCCCTTGTCTCCGAAAATGACCTGTCCCGCATCGTTCCCCGCCTGGACAAGGTTGCCGGAACCCTGGCCATGGTCCTGTACCGGCGCCCCTACTACTCGCTCGACGGTCACGCTCAGGTGAAGGTGGCGCAGGCCGCCGCCCGTGCACTCGCCATCGCCGATGAGACAAGGGGTGAGGTCTGATGGACAGGGCATACGAGCGTCTCTACATCGCGCTACTGGTCTTGCTCGCTGTGGCCCGCATCTTCGGTGGCGTCGAGTTCCCCGGTTGGTTCCTGGTCTCACTGGCGCTGCTCATCGCCGTTCAGTGGACCCTCATAATCTTCAGGATGGTGTCCCGTGGGTAAGCGTGGAGTTGTGACCGACTATGCAGGCGAGGAGCTTTACGCGGGGGACCTGGTCACCTACGCGGCGCGCCAGGGCAACCGGGTTCGCATGACAGACGCCGTTGTCCTAGACGTCACCACAGAGAAGGTTGCCGGGCGCCTTATCCCGATGCTGGAAGTTCAGCCCACCGGCGCTGAGTCGGGATTCACCCGCAGGCGCACGCTCACTAAGCAGCGGATTGGCGCCGAGCACGTCCGGCTAGTCACGCCGGAGTTCACCGCTCAGTAACACAGCCACATAACAGTTGGGGTCAGTGCTCATGCACTGGCCCCTTCTTTGGGTTGACCACATACGAATTTTCGGAGGTGCCGTTATGCAGGTCTGTCGACTATGCGGGCGGGGAAAGCCCGTTGATCAGTTCCTTGCTGGCAAGGCTAAGAAGCCGAGCAGCGCATGCAGTACGTGCCGACGTAAGGCGCAGGCCAAGCACGTCAAGAACTACTACCGGTCGCTACCGCCGGACAAGCGCCACACGGTCACCCATAAGCGGCGTGCCGAGTCCTACGGCGTGGAGCACGTGGAGTACAGCCGGACGGAGATCCTTCACCGCTGGAATCACAAGTGCGCCTACTGCGGAGCGCATGCCACCCACCTAGACCACGTCGAGCCACTGAGCCGGGGCGGGGGAGACGTTGAGTCCAACATCGTTCCCGCGTGTCAGACCTGCAACCTTTCGAAGGGGGCCAAGACACTGGCCGAGTGGTCAGAGACGTTCGGTGAGCCGCCGTTCTAGCTAAGTGCGTTCGACGTGACAGGGCATACAGCGAAGCCAACGGAAGGAACGCAATGCAGATCAACGACCTGTTGAGCCACTTCGCTGATGTCTCCGAGCAGCCCGACGGCGGGTTTCTCGCTGTGTGCCCCAGCCACGGTGACAGTCGCCCGAGCCTGCGTCTGTGGATCGGCGAGGATCGCAAGGTTCGCATCACGTGCCGTGCCGGTTGCAAGCCGGACGAGGTGGTGTTCAGCGCCGGTCTCGGGTGGCCGGACATGTTCGACGTAGAGGGAGATGCGCCCACCGTGGCCAGTGCCAAGCCTGAGCTTGTTGGACCCAAGCACATCGCCGCCCTGACCATGTACGCGGACGATGCCCGTGATGCCCTGGTCGACTACAGCGACGAGTGGGCGGGGCGTGCCCGTGACTATCTCGCTGACCGGTTCGGTATGAGCGTGGACACGGCGTACGAACTCGGTGTCGGTGTGGATGACACGACCGTGAATCCCATGTGGTCGGCCCTGTCTCCCGCTTACAAGCGCTACGCGCGGCTGACTGTCCCGCTCAATGACTTCAGCGGTACGCCGCGTGGTCTCCAGGGGCGTGACCTGACCGGCGACTGTCCGGGCCGGTGGGTGTCCCTCACTAACCCCGAGGGCTTCCGCTGGGCCCCGTACGGCGTCTTTCGCGGGCAGGGTGGATACGGAGTCACTCTCATCACTGAAGGGCCCGGAGATGGGCTCACAGCGGTTGCGGTGGGGTATGACGTCATCATGGTCCGGGGCGCCTCGCTGGTGGCTTCGCCGGAACTCCTGGAAGAGATCGCCAACGGCGTGCGTGGCACTCAGGTAATCGCCTGCGGTGACAACGACCCGGCGGGGCAGGCGTTCAACCGGAAGCTTGCCGAGGGACTCAAGCCGTTCGGTGTTGATGTCTACGCGCTGAGCATCCCGGACAGCGGGCGTAAGTCTGACCTCACGGACTGGCGGAAGCTTGAGCCGGTTGAGTTCGCCGCGCAACTGCACTCCGCTGTGAAGACTGCCCGGCCGGTCAAGGATGCGCACGAGGCTCGCCGCGAGGCTGTCACCGAGGAACTCAGCGAGGCAACCGGCGCCGACATCGTCTCGCGGGACCAGGGAGCCGAGGCCGGACGCATCCTCGCTTCGCTGATCGAGCGTTACGGCGATTCCGATGCGATGAACGCGCATGCCCTGGTGGCGTGGACCGACGGACGTATCAAGTTTGCCCCGGGCCTCGGGTTCTACACGTGGAACGGCCGCACCTGGGAGCGCTCTGAGGTCAAGGTCCGGCAGGAGATCCACCGCATGGGCGCCGCACTGGTCATGGCGGGCAAACTCGCCGAGTCCAAGGGCTTCACCATGACGACGCGCATTGACGCGCTGATGACTGAGCTGCGTTCGGTCCCCTCGGTGTACGTCGCTCCGCAGGACTTTGACAACCGGCCCGATCTGCTGAGCTTCCGCAACGGCACGGTGGAGTTGCGTACGGGACGCTTGCGGCCCCATGCCAAGGAAGACATGTTGACGTACTGCCTCGCGATCGAGTTTGACCCTGCGGCACGCTGCCCCCGATGGGAAGGGTTCCTCACGGAGATCTTTCCGGAGAACGCCGACCTAGTCCCGTACATGCAGCGGCTCATCGGCTACGGCATCACGGGGTACACCGACGAGCAGTGCTTTGCGGTGCTGTGGGGCAAGGGTGCGAACGGCAAATCGGTTCTGACCGACACCCTGTCAACGGTGTTCGGCACCATCACCAAGACAACGCCGTTCGCCACCTTCGAGGAGAAGCAAGGCGGGGGCATCCCCAACGACATTGCTGCGCTTCGCGGTGCTCGTTTCGTTATGGCATCCGAGGGTGAGTCCGGCCGTCCGATGTCTGAGGCAGTCCTGAAGCGGGTTACCGGTAAGGACATGGTCTCGGCCCGGTTTCTGCGGCAGGAATTCTTCGAGTTCAAACCGTCCTTTCTGCTGATGCTCGCCACCAACCACAAGCCCAAGTTCCGTGGCCAGGACGATGGTCTCTGGCGTCGAGTCAAGATGATTCCGTTCAAGCGGTTCTTTGCTCCGCACGAGCGTGATCATGACCTTGACAAGAAGCTGATTGCCGAGGCGCAGGGAATCGCAGCGTGGGCGGTCCGTGGCGCTGGTCTCTGGTTCGCCGAGGGCTTGTCCGACCCGGAGACGATCAGTAAGGCAACGACCGAGTACAAGGAAACTTCGGACACCCTCGCTGGGTTCTTCCCTGGCGTCCTGGTTGCCGAGGACGGGGCGCGGCTCGATGGCGCCGAGGCGTACAACAGTTACCGCGATTGGTGTGAGGCCGAGGGGCTCCCGTCCAAGGAGGTGTGGTCCCGCCGGGCGTTCTACAGCGCGATGGAGGAGCGGGGTATCCAGCGCGTGCGCGTGTCCAAGGGTATGGCGCTGACTGGCGTTCGACTCAACAGTGTGGCAGTGAAGACGGGTCCTGGCATCTTCGCCAACGACTAACACAACACAACGTCTCTGGGGTCACCTACGAATTTTCGTGGGTGGCCCCTTCGCGTTCCATAGGAGGTACCCCCGTGAAGATCTACCCTTACGCCATCGCCGGTGAGCCGGTACAGGTCAAGGTTCCCGAGACGTACGCCGACCTTGAAGAGTTCGCCGAATGGTTCGACCGTGCTAACGCTGCTGGTCCCATCGCGCTGGACACCGAGACAACCGGCCTTGACATCTACTCGCCCGGGTACCGCCTGCGCACGGTGCAGTTCGGTGACGCGCGTACGGCATGGGTCATCCACTGGGAGCGAGGCGGACACTTCGAGCAGTTCGCCCGCGAAGCGCTGAGGCGTGGCAAGTGCTTCCAGATCCACAACGCGCCGTTTGACTGGGCAGTGATCGACCGCCACGCAGACGTGAGCATTGAGAGTCTCGCGCCGCGCACCATCGACACCCGCCTAAAGGCTGGACTGGTCGACCCCCGTCAACCTCAGGAAGGAGGCCGGGGCACGGCACTGAAGCCGAATGCGGCGTATTACATCGACCCTGCGGCGCCGGACACTCAGGGCGACCTTACGGCCGTGTTCCGCTCGCTGAAGCTGACCAAGGCAACCGGGTGGGCAGGCATCCCGCTGGACCACCCCACCTACAACCTGTACGCCGGTCTCGATGTGCTGCTGACGTCTCGGCTCGACGTGGCCCTAGACAACGAACTGCGCTTGCTCGACGTCCGCCCTCGGCTGGTCCAGTACGAGCACGAGATCGCCCGCATCTGCGCCATCATGCAGCGCAAGGGGATGATCCTGGACGTCGACTACGCGAAGCAACTGTCATCCACACTGTCTGATGAGGCGCTCCGCTACGAGGCTCAGGCGCTCCGCTACGGGGTCGAGAACATCAACGCGTCCCGACAGGTCACCGACGCGCTACAGGCCATGGGGGAGACGCTCACGGACCTGACAGCATCGGGCGCCTTCAAGGCCGATAAGGCCGTTCTGTGTGCGCTCGCTGACCTAGACCAAAACAACTGGACGCGACTCGGCACGCGCACCCCCAACCCGCTCGCCGATGCCATCCTGCGCAGCAAGCGGGCAGGTAAGTGGAACAGCGCATACGCACAGACGTTCTTGGATGTGGCCGACGATGAAGGGCGCATCCACTGTTTCATCAACAGCATGCAGGCGCGAACGGGACGCATGAGCATCACTCGCCCCGCGCTTCAGACTCTCCCGTCCAGTGACCAGACGATCCGTCGTGCGCTGCTCGCTGAGCCTGGTGAGGTCATGGTCTCGACCGACTTTGCGGCGGTTGAACTGCGCGTGCTCGCTGCCCTCGGTGACGTGAAGAACATGAAGCGGGCGATAGCCAACGGCGAGGATCTCCACTCGTTCACCGCGCGCATGGTGTTCGGCGAAGGTTTCACCGCGAAGCATCGCAAGATCTCCAAGGGCATCGCCTTTGGCAAGGTGTACGGAGGTGGAGCAGCGACGATCAGTCGCCAGACAGGTGCGCCCCTGGAAGACGTCCGGCGCGCGATGGCTGCATACGACCGGGTGTATCCGGAGATCAAGCGCATGTCCAACCGCATGCAGCGCGAGGCGTATGAGACTGGCATGGTCCACGTGTCCGTCACCGGTCGTCGCCTGCCGCTGGACCGGGACCGTACCTACGCCGTTGTGAACTACGGGGTGCAGAGTGCCGCGCGTGACTGCCTCGGGCAGAGCCTGATCAACATGGAGGAATCTGGGCTGCTCGACACGATGCGCCTGCCGATCCACGATGAGGTGCTCTGCTCGGTGCCGCAGGCTGAAGCGGCCGAGTACGCACGTGCCATTGAGAAGTGCATGACGTTCGACCTGTACGGCGTGCCGATCGAAGCTGAGGCCGAGATCGGTAAGCGCTCGTGGGGCTCGCTGTACGGCGCTGATGTGTAGCCGAGAGTGACTATTGGGGCCACCTTCCATGACGGAGGGTGGCCCCTCGTTCGCTGGTCGGATCTTTTTTCTGACGAACCTTCACCTTCGATAACGGCGTGAAGGCCCTTCACATCCCCTGCACAACTCGCTGATTCCAAGGGATGACCCCGGGTCTCACCTTCGAATCCCCTACAACGAACCCCGGTAGTAGGCCGTCAAACAGGTCGGGCATATGCCAGCCGCATTGACCCACCTACGAAAAATCACGTAGAACTCACCTCAGCGAATCGAGCTATCCGGCCGGAGGCTCGAAGCGCAGACCACCCGCAGTAAGGGTGTCCGTCTGCTCGTTGGTGCTGCCTCAGTGCACCCAATCCGGCCGGTCTCCCTACCTGCGTTCGACTCCACAGAGCGACACAGACCAAGGGAGACACCATGTCCGAACTCACGCTTGCCCAGATCACCTCCGCTCAGGCTTACGACCAGGACGCCGTTACCGCCGTTCTCGCTGAGATGGACAGCCGAATAGTCAGCCTCGCCGCCAAGTCTGCGGGCATCCTGGCCACCAACCCGGCCCGGTACGCCGACTACGCCGAGGAGTTCCGCCAGGACGCCATGGTTGCGCTGCTTGAGTACCTGCCTCGCTGGTCTGGTGACTCGGTGGACGCGTTCCGTGAGTACCTGTACGGCGCGATGGCTGGTGAGCTGAAGGCCAAGGTAAGCGGCGAGCGTCACTCGGGTGTGGACCGCAACGCGTTCTCCACCTTCAAGGCCATGGTTGCCGAGGCGGACGGCGATGTGTATCTCGCTGAGAAGTTGGCTCAGACGCTGCCTGAGAAGGGGAAGCGCCTCAGCGCCGACCGTGCGAACGCTGCTCGCCTCGCATGGCAGGGTCCGGTTTCCATTGACAAGACCAGCGACGATGAGGACGAGACGTCCATCCTTCACACGCTCGCTGTGACCGACGTCGAGCCTGAGGTGAACCGCCCGAAGGTGGGCCAGGGTGCCGCACTGGAAGCGCTCGCGGTCCTTCAGCGCTACTCGTCGGCGCGCTCGGTTCTCTCGGCTCTGCCTCGCACCGCTGAGGACGTGGACGCCATTGAAGACACGGTGACCATCACCCGTGACTCGGCCAAGTACGTGACTGAGGCTGTTGCCATCCTCCGTAGCTACGTGAGCACGGTGGCAGACGGTGAGCTTGCCGAGGATCTGCGGGAGGTTGCTGACGAGCGGCGCGAGGAGCGTGCGGCCCGTATCGGCATGGTTCACGCCTCGCTCGATGGCATGCGCTCCAAGGTGCAGGCCGAGGCCGTCCGCATGTCCTTCGGTATCGCTGACCGCAAGTGCTTTGGTACCGGCGACTCGGGCGACCTTGAAGGACTGGCGGAGACGCTGGAGATCAGCCCGGTGCAGGCCCGTGACGCTCGCTCCCGTGGTCTCAAGTCCTTCGCAAAGGGATTCATCAAGCTCTTCGCTACGTCCGACGAGCACGCCGCAGAGCTTGCCGTTGAGGCTGCTAAGAACCTGAGCCCGCGCGGACGCAAGTGATCTCACCCGCCTACGCCGCCCTGTACCAGTCACGCCGACGGGTCAGGGCGGCCCCCTACAAGCGTGCTGAGATCTTCGCCCGCTGGGGCAATACCTGTTGCTACTGCCCGGCATTGGCAGAGCACCTAGACCACGTGATCCCGCTGAGCAAGGGCGGAGCGGACCGGGCTCACAACCTGGTTCCCGCCTGCGCCGGATGCAACCTCACCAAGTCTGACAAGAGCCTCGCCGATTGGGCGAGCACCTTCTAGTGGAGAACGCTTTGAACATCACCCATGCCCCCGCCTTTGGTCCCACCGGCCAGACTGTCTATGAGCGCACGTACCAGCGTGTGAAGCCGAACGGCGAGCGGGAATCGTGGCTGGACACCGTGACTCGCGTGGTCGACGGAAACACGGGCCTGGTGCCTGCGGAGCGGATCGAGCCTGGCGAGCGAGACAGGCTCATTGAGCTTATGTATGACTTCAAGATCCTGCCCGCTGGTCGGCATCTCTGGGCCTCGGGTGTGCCCGGACGTCAGTATTTGTTCAACTGTCATGTCAGTGGTTGGGAGCAGTCGCTAAGCGAGCACTTTGACTTCACCTTCATGCGCCTTATGGAGGGTGGGGGAGTCGGCGCGAACTACTCGTCTCGCTTCCTGAAGCCCTTCGGTGCCCCTGTCCGGCCGCTGGAAGTACACATCGTGTGCGACCCTGCACACCCGGACTACGAGGCCATGCTCGCCGCAGGTGTCCTCTCTGAGCACTACTCCTACGAGTGGGGCGGGGCATTCGCTGTTGAGGACTCCCGCGAGGGTTGGGCCGCTGCAATGGTCGACCTGATCGATACCTACTACCGCGAGGCAAAGCACGCTGAGCGCGTCTATGACGTCTCCCGTGTCCGTGGTGCTGGTGCTCCGCTGCGTACGTTCGGTGGTACCGCTTCCGGCCCCCGTCCGTTCGCTCGGATGATGCTGGACATTGCAGGCGTGATGAACGGTGCCGTAGGCGCTGAGCACGTCTCGCCCCTGGGTGCCATGGAGATGGATCACGCCATTGCTGAGTGTGTGGTCTCGGGCGGCAACCGGCGCTCTGCCCGCATGGCAATGGTCGAGTGGGACGACCCGTCTATTTTCGAGTTCATCAACTGCAAGGCCGATTCGGCGAAGCATTGGACTACCAATATCAGCGTGGTGATCAACGACGCGTTCATTACCGCGCTAGGCGCCAAGGATCCTCACGCTGTGGCAGTGCATCGCGCAGCGACCGAGGGCATGCTCAACAACGGTGAGCCTGGTTACTGGAACAAGGATCTCTCGAACGTCGGCGAGCCCAACGAGGTCATTGCCACTAACCCCTGTGGCGAGATCGCGCTCGAAGCGTGGGAGAACTGCAACCTAGGACATGTCAACCTTGACGCGTTCGCTCCTACGGCCAAGGGCAAGCGCGCTGATTATGCGGGCATCTACGAGGCACACCGCCTTATGGCTCGCTTCCTGATCCGTGCCACCTACGGCGATGTGAACGACCCCAAGCAGGCAGCGAAGCTTGCCCGTAACCGGCGCATCGGTGTTGGGCACTTCGGTGTGCAGGGATTCTTGGCGAAGCAAGGCGTTCGTTACAGCAGCGCGCCGGACAACTACAAGTTCCTGCGGCAGCTCAACACCATGCGCTCGGTCGTTGATGCTGCCGCTGCTGACTATGCCCATGAACTCCGCATCCCGGTCCCCGTCAAGACGACCACGGTTGCCCCCACCGGCACCATCGCCAAGATGCCCGGAGCCACCGAGGGAATCCACCCCATCTACGCCCGGCACTTCATCCGGCGCGTTCGCTTCAGCGTGGTCGACGAGCGGCAGGCGGCGACGGTCGAGCAGTACCGGGCCGAGGGGCACACCGTGGAGCAGGATGTGTACGACGCTTCCGGCAACACCGTGGTGGTTGAGTTCCCCACCAAGGAGAAGCTAGTCCAGGAGGTTGAGGCGCTCGGGTACTCCGCTGGTCTGGTCGAGTCTGCCGATGAGATCAGCTTTGCGGACATGCTCGCGTTCCAGGAGATGTACCAGTCTCACTACGCCAACAACGCCGTGAGCTTCACGGTCAACATTGCCCCTGGGTCCATCTCGCTGGAAGACGCCATGGAGACCCTGCGTAGCTTCCTGCCGACCCTGAAGGGCACCACCGTGTTCCCTGACCTCACGCGCCCGCAGAGCCCCTACGAGCGGATGACTGAGGCGGCCTATGAGGAGTCGGCGCAGCGCAGCGTGGATGCCTCTTACGACGAAGCCTGCGCGTCCGGCGCCTGCCCCGTGAAGTAACTGCGTTCGACGTGACAGGGCTTGAGTACACCAACGACGAACGGAGCACACAGTGACTTACAACCTGCGCAACGGCTTCAAGGTCACCACTCGCAAGGTTGCAGACGGTACGGAGTTCGAGACGCTCAACCCCCAGGGGGAGACGATCAGCACCGTAACGCTCGGATACCTGTCCGCCCGTGATCTGGTGCTCGACCTGCGCCGCAAGGCTGCTTAGCCATGGCCCAGATTGACGCCACCATTGAGGATTACTCGGCAACCGAGTTGCTCGCCGATCGGGTGGAGGCTTACCGCCTGGCCGTTCGGCTGCTCCGTGAGGCTGGCTACGACGCCGACTCGGCAAGTCCGGACGATGCGTTGATGCTGACGCAGTTCCTGTGTAACGACATCTACTAGACCAGTGGGGCACCTGCGAAAATTCGTAGGTGCCCCTTGGTCATCCCAACCACGGAGAGAGGGGCTCACGCCCGATGAAGGTTGAGATCCTGGCACACACCACGATGCGTGAAGACGTGATGCGCGAGGCTTACGCGTATGACGCGTTCAACGGAGACGACGATGTGCGCTACAGCGATGCACTCGGCGAAGCAGCGGGCCGACTCTGCTACAAGTCGTTCCGGCGTCCCAACCCGGCCACTGCGTCCAACGATGGCTACATGCTCAACATCCTTCGCCAGGGGCACTACAGCGTGTTGGAGCACGCAAGTGCGACGTTCCTGGTACGCGATGTCTCGCGCGCCCTACTCGCTGAGCTGTCCCGTCATCGGCACCTGTCGTTCAGCGTGGTCTCACAGCGATACGTGAACTACGCCGGAACGGCTCCTGTCATCCCGCCTGCGGCCGAGGGGACACCCGCTGAGACTGCCATTGCCAACGCTTATACCTACGCACTGAACCGCTATGAGTGGCTCGTAGAAGACCTGACCGCCCGTGGGCTCAAGCGCAAGCAGGCACGTGAGGCAGCGCGAGCGGTTCTGCCCAATGCGGCACCCGTCGACATGGTGGTTACCGGCAACCTGCGGGCATGGCGGGACGTCCTCGGCAAGCGTTGGCACGAGGCTGCTGACGCTGAGATCCAGGAGTTCGCCGGTCTCGTGCTCGGTCACCTTCGCTCCATCGCCCCTAACAGCTTCCAGGATGTTCCGGAGACCCCCTATGCGTACTGAGCGTCTGACCCTGGTACTGATCGGCGCGTCCTGGTGTGCTCCGTGCAAGCGAACTGCCCCTATTGCGGAGCGAGTTGCAGAGCAAACCGGCGTGGCCTACGAGTACGTGGACGTTGAGTCCTACGACAGCCGAGCCAACGGGGTGACTGCCGTCCCGACCCTGCGGCTGTACGACGCGTCTGACACGGTAATTGAGGAGCACATCGGCGCCGCTACCGCTGATCAAATCAGGCTGCTCGTCTCGTGAGCCGCCCGGATTGGGACACGTACTTTCTCGCCGGTGCCGAATGGGTTGCCACTCGGGCCGACTGCACCCGTAGCGCTGTGGGTGCCATCCTGGTCAACGCTTCGCATGAGGTTCGGGGGACTGGCTATAACGGTCCCCCGGCCGGGGTGCCCGGTTGCCTCTCCGAAGGAGCTTGCCCCCGTGGGCAGTTGACCTACGAGCAGTGCGCAGCGAACACCGACTACAGCAACTGCACGGCCGACCACGCCGAGCGAAACGCCATCCGACACACGCGGCCCGAGGAGCGTCTAGGGGCGACCCTGTACACCACCCGAGCCCCTTGCCCGGCGTGCTGGACCCTGATCCGTGCGAGCGGGATTGCCCGGGTCGTCTGCCCTACTGCCCGCTGGAAGCTTGCTTTTTCGTAGGTGACCCCTTACGGTCTGGGGCATGGACAACACGACGCACCTGTACGACGCACTCGCCGCCATCCTGAACGCGCTTGAGTCGGCAGGCGAACAGCCGATACCGATTACCTGCCGTGGACATAGCTCGATCGCTGGTACGGATGGCCGAGTTGAAGCGGACAAGGTCACCGGCCGATGGATCGCACAGACGAACTGAGAGGGAGACATCATGAGCCTGCGACACGTTGAGAACATCGCCCGCCTTACCGCCTCGCGCCTGGTCCCTGGTCCCCGCTGCGTGGCCGTAGAGATCGAGTACACAACAGCGGGCGGGGTGGACAAGGTGCTGAAGTTCTCGCACTCCGAGGCCGAGCAGATTCGTTCGCTGATCGGTGAGCAGCTGGACACGATGCCCGCCGGGCCCCGCAAGGCGTCGTTCTTCGCCTCACTGAAGCGCAAGCGCTGACCCCTAAATGTCCAAGTTTGGCCCCTGGTCCTGCGGGACTGGGGGCCTTTCTGCATACGAATTTTCGTAGGTGCCTTGCGCGCGGGTCGCGGATGCGCATAGAGTTCCACTCGTAAGCACAACAGCGAGCAGGGGAGCGGACATGAACATCACGGTGCGAATCGCAGGCGGACGCTACTACGGCCAGGTGCGCGACGGTAAGCGCCTGATGTTCCACACCCCGGGCTACCTGACCGAGGCTATGGCCCTGGCCGACGCGAAGTGCTGGACCGCCTTCAACGACAAGGGAGAGACCGTGGAAGACATCGTCAAGGACACGCAGACGTTCCAGACCCGCAGCGGGTACGACGGAAGCCTTAAGATCGTCGGCCCGGACCGGATGCGCGCCACCATCGCGAACGCCGAGCAGCACAAGGTGTCAGTCAGCGTGATGACCAACGATCGGGGCCGGAAGTACATCAACATCCACAACGGCGGATCGTCCTACGGCCGGTACTTCTACATGAGCTAGGCAGTCGGGGCCCCTGGGAGACCGGGGGCCCTTTTTCGTAGGTGGGTTGTGCCTGCGGCGCGGAGCGGCTAGTGTTCCTCTTGTCAGCGCAGCAGCCCCGAAAGGACCAAGACCATGGCCGGTAAGCGCCCCCAGAACAGCGGTAACCGCTCGTCCCTCCGCCTCGGCCCGGTCGTGAGCCGTCGACTCAAGGCAGCTGGGTTCAACATCAGCCCCGCCGCCCGCCGCTACCAGGCGCAGGGAATCTTCGTACGGGCCGCTGAGCGCCGGATTAGCGTCACGGTGGACACGGGGGCCAACGCAGCCACGGTAGCCGCTGAGATCGCCGCTGAGGTGACCTCCTGGGGCTTCCCCGCTGAGGTTGCTTCGCAGACGCACGAGGGCGAGTCCTGGTCCACGGTGAGATTCACCTACAGCGCATGACGGTAGGGCCCCTGGGGGGAAACCCTGGGGGCTCTTTTTTCGTAGGTGGTTGCGCAGGAGGCTCGCCCGTGTGTAGAGTTCTACTCGTAAGGACACAGCGAGCCAGGGAGACACCAAATGTCGTTCACCATCAAGTACAACCGGACCACGAACCACATCGCGGGCATGGAGGTTCGTACCACGGGTGGGGGCAACGAGGTGGACGGCGCGATCACGTACTACGCTCAGAGCACCTGCGGCTCACTGACCCGGTCCCGCCTGGCTACCGGAGCATCCTTCGAGACCCTGGCCGAGGCTGTAGCGGCTGCTCGCATCACCGGCGGTCGGAAGCTCTGCAAGACCTGCGCAAAGGCCGCAGACGCCGCCTGAACCACTCGGCCCCTGGGGGAGACCCTGGGGGCCATTCCGCTGTAGGACCAAAGATAGGTGTAACGCCCACACACGTCACGGTCAGCGATGAGGCCCGGGTCACGTACGATTTTTCGTAGGTGGTTGCGCGGGCGCTTCGCCATGTGTAGAGTTCTACTCGTAAGCACGACAACGACGCAGGGGAGAACGAAATGAACGCCACCACCGCCCGAGTCACGGTCAAGACGCAGGGTGCCGGGGGATGGGCCCTGGTCCGCGAGTTCGACGCGACGGGCGCTGAGATCCGCTCCTGCAAGGTCCGCAGCAACGAGGACATGCTCCTCACCGCGAACGCCAAGACCGGGCGCCGCTGGAGCTGGGGCGCGATGGGTACCGGCTACTGGGCCGGGATGTAAGCACTGAAGAGAAGCCCCCTGGGAAACCGGGGGGCTTCTTTGTGCCTCGGGAAAGATGCATGGGCGTTACACCTATCTTTGGTCCCGAGCCGGCCGAATCCTATGCGTGGGCACTACATCTATCTGCCTCTGAGGCAAAGTGCTTGTTTTTCTTCACGGGATGGTCACAAATGGACCCTGAGCCTCCACACAGCGCGTTGTTGAGATCTCAAGCACTATTCTTACCTACCTAGCCGCAATGTCCCGTTGGGGGGGTTTTCGATCATGGTCTGCATCTCGTCGGCGCCTACCGTTGATTTGTTCCTGCACATCCCGGTGCCGATGGAGAGAGGTGGATGGACGTGGGGAGAACATCCCCGGTTCCCTGGCGCTCTCGCCGCTGAGTACGCCTACAGCGGGAAGGAAGGGTGCGACCTGGTACGCACCTACTCCGTGACGATCGCGCGTCTCCTGCGTCCCGCTGAGGCTGACCGGTTCTCTGTGTACGCCCGGGGGAGAGTCACAGGGATGATCACAGCGCGAGACGAGTGGGTGTGGTCACCAGGCCGCCACGCTTACCGGCCGACCAGCGATCGACCCTGGGACACATCGCAGGCCGCCATTCGCCGATACTTCGAGCTGACCGGCGTCCTGATCACCCGTCAGAAGTTCCGCGCGCGCATAGGTGGTGGCCCCGTGAGCCTGCCTCGGCTAGCCGACGTCATCCCGCTGATTCGTCCGCTGCTCGCCGCCTAAGCTTCGCCCCATGGAGATTGCATGGGTGATTGCGGGCAAGGGTGCAGGGTCGGCCGTGGTGGACAGCGAGGAAGACGCCGTGCAGGCGCTCACAGGGGCGTTGTGGGCCGCCTTTGAGCCCCAGGGTCAGGACGTGCTAGCGCAGGTGCTCACGAACGTCTGGGGGCCGCTGAGGCATCGTCTAGTGACCGAGGGAATCAAGGCAGTTGGCGAGGGTTCTTCATGGTCTGGTCACAGCGATGGACTGCTCGTTACGCTGCTCCCATGACAGGAATCACGCAGCGATACGTAGTGACGACCACGCCGGATCAGCGCATGTGGGGGATTCTCGACCGCCACCTGTACGGCTACTGCACCCTGCCGGACGGAGAGGGCAACCTCCTGCCACTGGAGTGGAAGATTCGCGAAGGGGCCGAGGCATGGCTGTACAAGTGCCGGGTTGCATGGGGGAAAGACCTGGTCCCCGCGCCGGAAGGCTGGCGGGCACTGCGGCCGGAGCCATCCCCGTTTGATGCGGCGTACTACAACCGCTGAGAGTCCATGTCCTCAAGGGTGGTTGCATTCGGGCGAATGCGGGTAGCCTTGAGTACATGAGCCAAATTGAGCACCCCGGCGTGGCCGTACATGCCTACTACCGCCTGAGCCGCGAGAACGATGGATCGTCCAGTATCGAGACTCAGCGACAGGCCGTCATCCGCTGGTGCATCGGGAACGGGTACGACCCTGCACTCATCGTCGAGCACACCGACACGAACGTAAGCGGCGCCAAGCCCCTGGAACAGCGCAAGGCAATGTCAGCGCTCATGCGCAGTGAGCCGACCATCGTCGTTGCCTGGAAGCAAGACCGGTACGCCCGCAGCGTCTCCGAGTTCCTCCGGCTAGTCGCATGGGCCGAGGCACACGGGGTCTTGCTCGCCACCACGGACGGGCAACTGAACACCGGCACGTCCCATGGGCGCATGGTCGCCACGATCCTTGCCACCCTCGCAGCGTGGGAACGAGAAATGATCGTTGCCCGCATCACCGAGGGACACGCCACCCGCCGGGCCCAGGGTCGTTGGTCCAGCGGCCGAGCCCCCTTCGGCTACCAGATCGAGCGCAGGGACGGCGCCGCATACCTCACACAGGATCCTGAGCAAGCGCAGCGGGTACGTGACGCTGTCGCTGTCCTGGTGGCCCCCGGTGGGAACGCCACAGTGGCCTCAACGGCGCGCCTGGTGGGCCTCTCTGAGCCTCGTTGGCGCAAGCTGCTGAAATCCCCCATGCTCCGGGGTCAGCGCGACCACAACGGCAAGCTAGTGCTTGGTGCGGACGGAATCACGCCCATACAGTTCGCCGACCCCATCATCAATGCCGCTGAGCACAGGGCAGTGCGCGACCGCATGAAGGCACTAGCCACGGGTCAGGACCGAGCCCCACGGCATGCGGCGAACCTCTGCGCTGGTATGGCCTGGTGCTACAAGTGCTCAGGGCCGCTCAATGGAGGGGGTAGCGGCGCAGGTGTGCGCCTGTACAAGTGCAAGGCGGGTCACGTGACCATCTATGCCGAGACACTCGATCAGCGGGTGACGGAAGCCTTCCTGCGTCGCTGGGGTGGCTTCGCTGAGTACGTGGTCCGGCTCGAAGGTGGCAACGACCTATCAGCGGAGATGATTGAAGCCCAGGAGCAAGCCGCGCGCATCGCCGCTGGTTTTGCTACCGCCGGGCCTCTCATGATCTCCACGCTGCACGAAAAAGCGGCCGAGCTGGAAGCCGCATACGCCGCTCTGAAGGCCGCACACGATCCGGACGTCCGAGAGGTGCTAGAGCCCACTGGGAGGACGCTGGGGGACGCCTGGCAGGATCCTGCGGCACGTTCCCGCTTGCTCAACGATGTGGGGCTGATGGTGACCCTGCATCCCAAGCAGCGGGCGGACCGGCTAGAGATCCATTGGGAGTCGGGCGGCGACGATCACGCACTCGCTGACTACCTGGGCGACATGGCGTAGGTCACATCCAAGGTCACGGATTGGTATCGGTGAGATATCGGTCCGTGACCTTTGGCGTATCAGCGCACGGGGTGAGCGCCGCTCCTACATCCTGAAGCCTGACACCCAATCAGCTAGACCCTTTCTGACCAGGCAAAACACTCTCTCAATGTAGAGATGTAGTTTTAGACCTATTTTCAAGAATCACATAAGAGTCTCTAAGGGATTCCAGAAACACACTTCGTTTCTACACTTCTACACACCCCCATGTGCGTTCGACATGACAGATACATGGTATGGGGGCGGGCGTACCGCACATGTAGGCACACAGACCCGGTGGACCGAGGCACTCGCCCCCTAAGACTCCCTGCGTCGCTCCCTGGCCCTCTCTCCCCAGGTTGAGCACGCAGGGCCTCACTTCGTGAACTAGGGAGCCTCTTGAGACGTGTTGCAAAGATCCTCGGCGCTACTGGCCTGGCCCTCGCGCTAGCTACTGGCCCGGCGTTCGCGGGTGATGGTGCGACTTCGTCCGTGGACGGCGCTTCGTCTGCCTGGTTCGTTGCCTATGGCGACATCGTTTACGTGAAGGACACCAAGAGCGACGGTCACAGTGCCCTAGCTCAGGTGCAGATCCCTTCCGCAGGAGTCTACGAGAACCTGTGGAACCCGGACGGCACCGGCACTACGCGGAACAAGCACTACTCGTCCGTAGCCGCTGAAGGCGTAGGCGTCTGGTACAGAGCCTGCACCGGTGAATACGGCACCGGCGAACTTATCCACTGTGACGACACCTGGTACTACGCGACGACCGACAACTAGCCTGCGGCGCCCATGAGGCGCTTGCAATGACGCATAGCACAACGGATAGTGTGCACGGCTACGAACCGTGCGATGGGGGTTCGAATCCCTCTGCGTCAACTGGTGCAGACAATAGGCCGTGACTGGCCGACGATATGCACCCTGGGTGAACACCGGCCCTAACCCCTTGGCTAGTCACCTATGGGACGGGAAGCTAGTAACCCTTAACCGCTGTTGGTGGAACGGAAGACACGCTGCGCTTAGAACGCAGTGCCTTAGGGCATGGGGGTTCGAATCCCTCACAGCGGACCACATACGAATTTTCGGAGGTGCGTACATGGCACGCTCCATATGCTCCACACCTGGTTGCCCTGTCCTGGTGTACCCCGCTGGTAGATGCACTGAGTGCAAGGCCAAGGCGGGGGCTATGCGCAAGACCTCACAGCGCAAGGGCTATGACAAGCAGTGGCGTACCACACGCCTTGCCTACCTACGTACCCACCCCTACTGCGAGTGCACTGAGTGTGGGGTACTGCCCATGCCGCTGAAGCCCACTGCTACTGAGGTCGACCACATAGATGGGCTCGGGCCACTAGGTCCACGTGGTCATGACTGGTCGAACCTTCGCAGCATGACCAAGGCTCATCACTCGCGTGAGACAGCACGTCATCAACCTGGTGGTTGGAACGATCGTGGTTGACAACTGCGCGTGACGTCCATTGTGTCCGTTTCGACCCTTAGGGGTGGGGATGGACCCCTTCGGCGCTAGGGGACAAAGAGCGCGGGGGAGGGCTTTCGGAGGCGCGCCCGGTTCAGAACTCACAGACAGTCACGGGAGGTGACCACACATGCCCAAGGGCGGAGCACGCGCACGATCCGGCCCGGTGCCGACGAGCAGAGACCGTAGCCATAAGGCCAAGGCTCCCGACACGCATGGATGGGTCACCCTTCCCGCCGACGGTCGCCAGGGTGACGCACCGGCATTCCCGCTGGACGCACCGAACACCCGTGAGCTTGAGCTGTGGTCAACCCTGTGGGAGAGCCCGCAGGCGACCATGTGGGAGCAGCTACACCAGCACTTCGAAGTTGCGTCCTACGTCCGGCTGCTGACTGTGGCTGAACGCCCGGATGCGCCGGTTGCTGCCTGGTCCCAAGTCAAGCAGTTCGCCGAGTCCCTGGGCCTGTCTGT